ATACCAATCTTCTACAGCTTGAGTTGAGTCTAGATTCTGGTTTCGCCCGAATCGGCACGTATGTTGGCGGCACTGAGGGCGGCACGTTTGCTGAGGCTTTGCCCATCTTCTCGGTCAATAACATGTCTTTGGGTGTTAATCGCCGCAAGACCCGTGAGAACGTGGCTTATGCGAATCAAAACATCCTCACTGCGGGCGGAACTCACACAGGCGGCACTGAGCTTGATGTTTTGCGTGCCAAAGTAGCTGGCGTAACTATCCAAGCTGCGTCTGTTAATGCGGCGTCCGGCGAAAGAGGGATTGCCCCAAACACATACTATTTTAGAATCAGCACAGTTTCCGGCACTGATCCTATTGCCGGAGTATTCCGAGCAAGATGGGAAGAGCGCCCAGATAGCCTATAAGGATCAATCATGCCGCTCAAAAAAGGATATTCCTCCAAAACTGTGTCTGAGAACATCCGAAAGGAAATCAAAAGCGGCAAGCCTCAGAAACAAGCTGTAGCCATTGCGCTTTCTGTTGCTAAAGATGCGAAGAAAAAGGCGAAGAAGTGAAAATCCCCATTGTCTCCGGCATCTATACCGATCCTGACGCCACGTTTAGGACAAGCTACCCTATCAATCTGATCCCCGTTCCAAAACAAACCGGAATCAATGAAGGCTATCTTGCTCCTAGCCGTGGCATTGACCTTTTCGGCACTGGTCCGGGGACTGATCGGGGTGGGATTGTTTGGAATGGCACGCACTATCGGGTGATGGGCACGAAACTTGTGTCTGTGTCTGATAGTGGCTCCATTACCGCGCTTGGTGATGTTGGCTCTGGCGGTCAAGTAACGCTTGATTACTCATTCGACCGTCTTGCTGTTTCTTCTGGTGGGCGTTTGTACTACTGGAATGGCACACTAACCCAGGTTACTGATCCTGATCTAGGTAACGTGCTGGATCACTGCTGGATTGATGGCTATTTCATCACGACCGATGGTGAATTCCTCGTTCAAACCGAGCTAAACGACCCGGCACAAGTGGACCCGCTCAAATACGGCTCTTCTGAATCAGACCCAGACCCGGTTAAGGGCATCATTCGGCTGAATAACGAGCTTGTCGCGGTCAATCGGCACACCGTCGAGACATTCTCCAATGTCGGCGGCACTGGTTTTGCTTTCGCCCGCATCGATGGTGCTGTTGTTCAAAAGGGCGCAGTTGGAACCTATGCATTCTGCGAATTCATGGACTCCATTGCACTGGTAGGCGGCGGCAGGAATGAAGCTATCGGAGTCTGGATGGCCGCAACTGGCGGCGCTCAGAAACTATCTACCGCTGAGATTGACACGATTCTTGCAGAGTTCACTGAGGCTGAATTATCCGAAATTATCTTGGAAAAGGTAATCGACCGGAATCATGCATTTCTGTACCTCCATCTGCCCGACCGTACTTTAGTATTCGATGGAAATGCGTCCAGGGAGCTTCAAACCCCCTGCTGGCATATCCTGACATCTAGCCTTGATGGGTATTCCACCTATCGGGCTAGGAACCATGTCTATGTTGGTGATAAGTGGATTGCTGGCGACCCGACAAGCTCTAATCTCGGTAAGTTGACGCTTGCTCATTCCAAGCAATACGGGCAGGACGTTTACCACGAGTTCGGATGTCCGGTTCTCTATGCCGAGGGTAACGACGCGATCATTCACGAGCTAGAGCTAGCCTGTTTGCCGGGAAGAACTACTCTTAGCGCCAATCCGTCTATCTGGGCTCGATGGAGCGAGGATGGAGAAACGTGGAGCCAATACCGCATCATCCAAGGCGGCAAGCAAGGACAACGTGATAAGCGCATTGCATGGCGAAAGCTGGGCAAGGTTCGCGCCTATCGTTATCACCAGTTCCGGTGGCAGTCTGATGCTCACATGAGCGTTACTAGACTTGAGGCCGCGCTAGAGCTGCTAAACACGAGGCCGCAATGACAATCCTAACAAACAAGCCTCTAGACCGAGAACGCCTAACCAAGATTGCGGGCGGCGATTTCAAATCGCTCAAGTATCTGGAGGACTTGTTTAGAGATGCCCAAGCCCTTCTAGACGGCATCCAGCAAGCCCAAGCAACGGCAGATTCCGCACAGGCCGATGCGCTGCAAGCTATTCAGGATGCTGTTCAATCACACTCCCAGGCGCTAATGGCTAAATCCCTAGCCATTCAAGCACTGGAAGAGGCAAACATGCAGCAATCAGCCCTTATCTATCGGCTGTGGTCTAGAATCAACGTCCTAGAGGCCCGTATTAACTCGCTTGAGGTTTCGTAATGCCAGCCACTCCTAAAGTATTGATTCCGATGCAGGATATTCCTGCCGTATCGGCTAATGCCTATGTCTCTCCCTCTACCGGCAAAGGCACGTGGGTTGACCAATTCGATGTGACTAATTACTCGGCTGGCGCGATTACGGTTGATGTGTGGCTGATTCCAGCCGGTGGCTCCGAAGCGAACTCTAATCAACGAGTTAGGTTGAAATCCGTTGCGAAGGATGCAACCGCAGACTTGACCGAGGTTGTCGGTTCGTTCCTGAACCCTGGCGACACGATCAAATGGAAGGCAAGCGCTGCAACTTCGATCAATGGCGGCGCGTCCGGTCGGGAAATTACGTGATCGAATTTGAGCCGATCAATCACGACGATGAGCGGCTTTCCCACCTCTTTCAAGACCCATACATCAGGCGCGTAGGCTATGACGACCGACCGGCTCAGGCGATTGACCATCCTGCCGTTCATTACTTTGCTGTGCTGGTTGATGGTCGATTTGTCGGCGCTTACGCTCTTATCGAATCAGGATTTCACGACTGGGATGTGCATTCGTATCTAACGAAAGAATGCATGCCGATTAGCCGAGTTATTGGCAGAGACTTCATCCGATACGCTTTTGATTGCCTCCCTATCGCAAGGCTCACTGCTTTAATTTTGGGCAATCTGCAATCAGCAGTAAACTATTGCCTGAAAGTAGGGTTTTCCTACGAGGGTTTTAAGCGTGATGCGCTGATGAAGGATGGAAGGCTAATCGGCTTGCATATTCTCGGGATCACAAGGAAAGAATCATGAGCTTTGTCGGGAACGTACTCGGGTCTCTTACCGGGGCAAATAAGCAGGCAAAAGCAGCACAGCAGGCGGCCCAGACGCAAGCCGAGAGTGCTCAGGCTGGCATTGCCGAGCAGCGGCGACAGTTTGACGAAATCGTCAAGCTAATGGCTCCATTCGTCAGTGGTGGTGCTCAAGCATTTGAGGCTCAGAAGAATCTGGCTGGCCTTGGTGGTGCCGGTTCTCAGCAAGCGGCTATTGATGCAATTCAAGGCTCTCCGATGTTCACCAGCCTTGCAGGACAGGGCCAGAATGCGATTCTTCAGAATGCATCGGCTACTGGTGGTCTGCGTGGTGGGAATGTGCAGAACTCCCTCGCCGGGTTCAATACAAACCTTCTCAATAGCCTGATTCAACAGCAGTTCTCCAATCTTGGCGGGTTGTCTAGCATGGGTCAAGCATCTGCGGCTGGTCAGGCTTCTGCCGGTCAAGCAACTGGCGGCAACATCGCCAATCTGCTTCAACAGCAAGGCGCTGCCTTGGCTGGCGGTCAAGTTGCTGCCGGGTCTGCCGGTCGCAATGCTTTCGGTGATATTCTCAAGCTTGGCGGTGTTATTGGAGGGTTCTTCTAATGGCAATCGGTCCTATCCAATATCTGCCGCAAACTGATCCTTTTGCGGGCGTGGCCGAGTCTTTTCAATTCGGACAGCAAATCCGCCAGATGCGTGATGCTCGCGCCGCTCAGGAGCAAGCAAAAGCACTTGAAGAGCAGTACCGCACTGACGTTTCTAACGTTCTTCAAAACCCTAGCGCCCGTGGTTTCTCTGAGCTGATTGCGAAGTACCCAAAGAGCCGGGAGGCATTCGAGGCATCGTGGAAAGGCATTAGCGAAGAACAGCGACAAGGCGAGCTGCGAGACACTGGCGAGATTATTGCAAGCCTGACGACTGGCAACCCTGATGCAGCCATCGGCAAGATTCAATCGCGGATTGAGCTGATGGACAAACAAGGCGCAGATTCTTCCCAGCTGAAAGTGATGCTGGATCAGATCAAGACTGATCCTAAAAGCGCCCGTTCTTACCTGATGTTCACTGCCGCTCATTTGCCGGGTGGCGACAAGCTGCTAGAGAACATCGGCAAGATTGAAGAGCAGCAACGCAAGACTGGAGCAGCACCGGCAGAACTGGCCAAAACGATTGCAGAGGCCAGAAAGACGGCGGCTGAAGCATCCAAGGCCGAGACTGGCGCCAAGTATGAAGAGCGCGTAATCCAATCGCAATTGGAAGAGCGCGGATGGAATGTCAAGAACCTGCGATCCCAGATCAGCGACCGTGCGGAGGCGCGAAAGCTTGACCGGGAGCGGCTTAATCTTGAGGCCACAAAATTCCTGGCCGAGACAGAAGCCAAAGCCGCTGACATTGGAGAAGCAGGCAAGAAGCTAGTCAATGAGGCCGCAATTGCCGGGTCTACTGCGAAGCTTGGCGAAGAGCGCGCAAAAGATTTGGCTGATCGAATCACCCAGATTGGCGGTTCGTGGGGCGCTGCTGGTAGTTTTGCAGAATGGCTAAAGCGGTCTACCGGCACAGAAGGCGCTGTTAGTGAGTTGCGCCGGGAATACACTCGCCTTCGCAACACGACGATTAAGCAGTATCTCCCTCCTGGCCCTGCGACTGACAAGGATATTGCATTGGTTCAGCAGGGATTGCCAGAGTCCACATCCAATCCTGAGGTCATCAAGTCTTTCCTGACCGGCGTTGCCAAGACATACGCAGCAGAGTCTGCTATTGAACGCGCTAAGGCTGATTTTGTGGCAAATAATCGTGGCACGCTTGGGCGGGCTAAAACCACATTCACGGCCAATGGCGTAACCGTCAAGCCCGGCGATGACTTTGCGGACGTTGCCAAGCGTGCGGCAGAAGTCGCCATTCGTGACTATGCGCCACCCAAGGAACGATTGAGCGTGGTTGACCAGATTCCTCGTGGTGCAGGTGGTCCTGGCAGTCCTGCGCAGGTTGTCGTTGACTTCAACTCATTGAAGAACTGATATGGACGTTCAACTGCCAAACGGAATCATTCTCCGAAACGTCCCGGAGAATGCCACAAAGTCTGAAATCATCTCCAAACTCAAAGCCAATGGCTACGAGGTTCCTGCCGATTGGCTTCCTGCAAAGGAAGAGTCTAGGAGCATCGGACAGCAAGTTGTCGGCGCTGGTGAGGCTGCATTGACTGCTGCCACGGGGGCAACTGGTGGCACTGTCGGGGCTATTGGCGGTGCGCTGAAGGGCTTGGCCGAACAAATCCTATCCGGAAACTTCGGTACGCCTCAAGCTGCCAATCTGGTAGAGAAAGCATCGCAAGAAGGCGCACAGGCTCTGACGTATCAGCCGCGAACTCAAGCAGGTCAAGAGATTGTTCAAGACGTTCTTGCGCCCGTAGGGCAGGCTCTGGCGCCTTTGGCTGGTCTTGCGCCTCAAATGGCTGGCATTGCACGGGCTAGCGAAGTGCTCAAGCCTAGTGCTGGTGCTGCTGGTCAGATTGCGTCTGCCGGTGCGAAGCGTGGCGTATCTGCTGCCGCATCAGCCACCACAAACGCATATAAATCGGCCGGCGACAAAATCTCGTCAGCCTTCGGCATTGATTCCGCGCCAAAAGGCAAGGCATCTGGCGGCTCTGTTGGCGCTGCTGGTGCGGAAATGGCAACTCAGATTGATGAGACGGCAAAAAGCCTTCCCGTCCCCCTGAACTTGACCGAGGGCATGGTTACTCGCAACCCCGATCAGTTGCGATTTGAGCGGCAACAGATGGGGCGCCCTATTGGTGAACCTCTGCGCGAAGCCGTGTCCGGATTGAATCGCGGTCTTGCTCAGAACCTTGAGGCCATGATTGATAGAACTGGTGCGGCGGCTCCTAGCTTTTTGGAGACTGGCCGCGCTGTAAATGCCCCGCTTGTCAAGGCAGTTGCCCAATCCAAGGCGAAATACCGCTCGCTATACAACCAAGCCGACGAAGCCGGGCAGTTGTCTGATCCAGTCGATTTCGCGCCTGTTGTTCAGTATCTCAATGAGAACCGTGGCGGCAGAAGCTCTGCGCCTATCATGAATGTGCTGGCCGACCAGCTAAAGGTTAGAGAGGTCGGAGGCGGATCAATTACCGATGGCACTCTTTATGCTGGTCCGATGAATCTCAAGCAAGCGGAAGCGCTGCGCAAGGATATCAATCGATTCGTCAAGGACGTTGATCCTAACGATGTTCGCGTGGCCTCGGACCTGCGCTCGCTCATTGACAAGCAAACGGAAGGGCTTGGCGGCGACTTGTACAAGGAAGCTCGCAAGGCTAGGCAGCGTCATGCACAACTGTTTGACAACAATGCAGTTGTCCGTGATTTGCTTGCCACACGAAAAGGTACGGCAGATCGAAAGGTAGCATTTGAAGACGTATTCAATCGAACCATTCTCAATGGCTCGCGTGAAGACTTGAGCATGCTACGCCGCACTTTGCAGATTGCTGGCGGTGAAGAAGGAGCGCAAGCGTGGCGAGAGCTTCAAGGCGCAACGCTGCGAAAAATCCTTGATGACGCGACTGGTGGCGTTACTACAGACCAGAATCGGGTCGCTGTTTTCTCCGCCCCAAAGCTGAACAATGCAATCCGTCAACTCGACGCGGATAGCAAGCTAGATTTTGTTCTCGGCAAAAAGGGCGCACAGACTCTGCGAGATTTGAACGAGGTTGCAAAAGCCATCGAAACGCTGCCGCCTGGAACCGTTAGTTCTAGTGGCTCTGCTGAAGCATTCATCGCTGCAATTGCCGAGGCTGGAGTTACCGGATCGCTTACTGGCATTCCAGTGCCAGTCGCAAGCGTTCTTCGCGTAGGTGTTCAGCATGTGAAAGACCAGAAAGTAAAAGCCCGCATCCAACAGGCTTTGCGGCAAAATGAGCGCCAACCGCAACAGGTGAATCAATGAAGCAAGTAATCAATCCTATCCAGTTTTTTGCAGACTCGCGCGGGTTGCCGCTTGATGCTGGATATGTGTATATCGGACAGCCGAACCTAAATCCAATTACAAATCCAATCACTGTATATTTTGATGCGGCCCTGACAATTCCCGCCGCGCAGCCGCTTCGCACCCTTGCTGGTCGTATTGTCCGCAATGGTGCCCCGTCTATTCTTTATACAAGCCTTGAATCTTATTCAATGGTAGTAAAGGACAAAAACGGGGTAACGCTCATCAATATTCCAGATGCGTCTGGAGATTCTAATCTCGCCACATTGCTTGCGCAGAATACTGGTGCAGGTCTTATTGGTCACGGCTTTACAGTTAACTACGCTTTGGGAACTGTTGGGCGTGCGATCAATGATCTGTGCTTTCAGGTGCATGACACTGGCACCGCTGCCGGTAATTGCGCAGCGATCAATGCAGCAATCGCGTTCGTAAGCGCTGGCACTAATATTTATTTGCCAGATGCAATGGATTTGGATAGCACGGTGACAATTAATGTCAACAAGGCTATTACCATCAGAGGCAACCCCAACAAGAAACTTCGTTTTACAAGCACTGTTGGCTCTGGAGTTTTGCCGATCAATATTACAGCTTCTGGGGCTGTAATTGAGGATTGCTGGTTTAGCGGTGAATTGATTGTTAATACAAACAATCCACTTGATACGGTCTATTACATTAGATCAGATGTATCTGGAGCCACTATTAGGAATAACAGATTTACAGACTTCCCTGTTTATCGAGTTCCTGCCGTCAGCCTAAAAGAAGACACTTCTCTAAACACAAATGATTGGTTTGTGTTTGAGGGAAACTATTGCCGCAATACTGGCGGCGGCGTGCTTACTGTCACCAGTAATAGCCGCATCGTCAATAATTCTTTTTTTGAATCCACTGATACGGCCATTGCTATCAATGGCATGGGCGCACGCCACACGACCGGCGCCGTGATCGTCGGCAATGTCATCGTGACAAATGCCAAGGTGGGGCCTTACCTGATCGCTATTGAGGGGTCGGCAGATCAAACCATTACCGGCAACTATGTTCATAGCGCCTATGGACAGGCTCTGTCTGCGATTGACGTTGACCCAGGTACGCAAACCGCCGAGAAGCTTGGCGTTATTAGCGGCAATGTTTTCCGTTGTGAGACTACGGCAGACACTGATCCGCGCACTTTGGTTCAGATTGGCGCCTTCTACTACGATGGCTCAATCACTGGCAATGCATTCCGAGGAGCGCCTGGAGTCGGGACAAATGCTTCCCAACTGCTTGTTTCGCTTGGCAATCACCTGGTGTCAGGAAACGATTTTGATACGGGCCATACGCCTACCGCAAACGCTTATGCGGTGATTGACTATCAACCCGCGTCCGTTGCTGGAATGCTTAACGTTCGCGGGAATACCATCACAACCACGCGAGCAGCCCGCGCAATTGGGTCAACATTTACCGGCAATTTTTCCAGTGGCTCAAACCTATTTTTCAGCGATAACGCGCTGATTAATGGGGGGGCTTTCTGCTCAATCATGGTTGATGCACCGGCCAACGGCGCAGCAGTGGACCCAAATCTAGCTGAGTGCTTCGGGAATACGGTTATTGGAACTGCAATCCCAACCATGATTAATGGTTTGGTGTTTAATTCCCAATTGCAGCACTATGGCCGAGATAGTGTTATGTTTTCTGGCGTTGGGTCTGCTGGTCGAACGGTTCGCTCCCCCGCTTCATTTACCGGCATCAATTACTACTCCGACAGTATTACCGCCGCAGGTACTGGCTGGCGGCATCTTTCTTGCACATCCAGCACGGGCGGGACTGAAAACCTTGCGATTCTGGGTAATGGCAACGTGCAAAACGCCAACAACAGCTACGGCGCTTTGTCTGATATTAAGCTCAAGCAAGACATTGTTGATGCAGGTTCACAGTGGGGCGATATTAAAGCATTGCGCCTTCGCAAATATCGATTCAAAAACAACCCAACAGGCCCGCTACAAATTGGCCTGATTGCTCAAGAGGCAGAAATCACAAGCCCCGGTTTGATTGATGAAACGCCTGATTCTGTCGTCTCTAATGGTGAAGTTACGCAGACCGGCGAGACAACCAAAACCATTAAATACAGTGTGCTTTACATGAAAGCGGTCGGCGCACTGCAAGAAGCCATGCAGCGAATTGAATCGCTTGAGGCAAAGATTGACGCACTAACAAAGAACTGATGTTCAAACTCTCACAACGCTCCGAAGATCGCCTAACCGGCGTCCACCCAGATCTAGTTCGGGTTGTTCGCCGCGCTCTTGAGTTGAGCGAAGTTGATTTCAGCGTGATAGAAGGCGTTAGAAGCGTCGAGACCCAGCGCAAGTACGTTGCCTCGGGCGCGTCTAAAACGATGAACTCTCGGCACATTACAGGCCATGCTGTAGACCTGTACCCCGTTGGCAAACCTACGCCATGGGAGTTGTGCCCGAAGATTGCAGATGCGATGTTTAAGGCATCCCGCGAACTCAAGATTCCCATTCGCTGGGGAGGCGACTGGAATCAGAACGGCTCAAGCGCTGATGAGCGGTTCTACGATGGCCCCCATTTTGAGCTACTTCGATCCCGCTACCCGTGAGGTGACATCATGAGCTGGCTACAACAGATCGCCCCAACAATTGCAACAGCCCTAGGAGGGCCTTTGGCTGGCCTAGCAGTGTCTGCCGTGTCTAAAGCTATTGGCGTCCCTGAAGACGAAGCAAAAGCCATGCTTGAGACTGGAAAGATGACCTCAGAGCAGATTGCTCAAATCAAGCTAGCCGAGCTTGAGCTAAAGAAGCAGGAGCAGTCTTTAGGCTTGGATTTTGAACGCCTATCTGTTGATGATAGAAAGTCTGCTAGAGAAATGCAGGCCGCCACTCAATCAGTTTGGCCCGGTGTGCTCTCTGCCATAACGACCGCCTCAGTGATTGGTGTAATAGGGGCGCGCATGAGCGGTTACGCGCTACCTGATGATTCTACGACTGTGCAGCTTATCGGCAGTCTCACGACAGGGTGGGGCATGTGCCTTGCTTACTGGTTTGGCACCACTCGCGGAAGCCAAAGTAAGAACGAACTATTGTTCAAGTCAATGCCGAAAGATTAACTAATGGCCCGTCCTGAGCGATTCGAACGCCCGACATGCGAGGTAGAAGCTCGCTGCTCTATCCACTGAGCTAAAGACGGTAGGCTTAGAGCTGGTGGCCGGTGCTGTAGTTTCCGGCATGCAAGACCCGAGCGCTTCCTTACTCTTGCGCACTGGTTTCGTCCCGCGCACCAATAGGCGTGCGGCAAAGCTGCTCGTATCGCGCATCAGCCTGCGCATTCACCAGCTCTAAACCTACGAAAAGCCGGTCTTTCCCGGCTGTCATCTCGGTTTTCTGCCCGGGTAGCCACCAAACCCTAGTCTGGACTTTGCTACGAGAACCCGTCGGGGTGTTGAGGGCTGGGATACGGCACCCTTGCATTGCCCTGGCGAGTCAGCCAACCAGCTAAATACTCTACACAGTTCAGGCGGCCAAGACCTGAAACCCTCATATCAGCAGGCAGGACTCGAAACCTGCTATGACAACCTCACCGGACTGGCTACCGGCTTTTGGGCGTGTCCTTCCACGCTGCTGCTGATATGAAGGTGCTAGCTACCGCAAGACCGGCTAGCGCGGCCTTTGTTGCCAATGCGGCTTTGGTGGATGTGTTTAGTTTACTTAATCTGCGCTGCTTGTCAAGTCGGTGGCAAGAATTTTTGCCTCCAGCAATTCACAAATGTCTGCACACTCTTCAAGCAAGTAGTCTGGGAGCGTTTCCTTGCACACCATGACCGTTTCCATTGCAGACAACAGGCGCAAGATGCGGAGCATGTCTTTCTTGTCCATTACTTATCTCCTAGACATCGGATGGCGGCGGCAATGTATTCGCCGCACTTGTGCCCAGCTGTTGAGCTAATTTTTTGCCAATGCTCTGCCTCTTGCGCGCACTTTTCCAGCACTTCTTTTACTGCCGAATCAATGCTGTTTTGATGGTCGATCATTGCCCGCACGAACTCAAGCAGAAAAGCGTTGAACGGCTCTTTGTCAGAACTGGGCACAAGCCAAGATGCTCCGTTTTCGGCCTTAACTCGCGCTCCGATTCCGTCGATTAGCTCAAGCCTGTAGCCCGCTATCTCGGCATATTTGTATTCTTGAGTGCTCATGTCTCTCCTAACTGTTTAATCAATCGGACGATGTGCGCCGGTTATTTGAGGGCCAGGTCCCCGCGAACACGCGCCGCGAAATCTGCGGCAGTGAGTGAGCCGTCAATTTCCCATGCGGATTCGCATATCCTCGCGCACCGCTCGCGCTCTGCGGCCACCATTGCTTGAGCCAGCGCCAGCGTCACTAAAGGTTCAGCCACTGCCCCAAATCGCCGGGCGCGTGCGGTTGCTTTGCTTGTGCACACTTCACCGTCACGAAGACCGCCGCGAAGAATCCAAGCATCCGGCCTAACAGTTCGCTCAACTTGACCCGCCATGGCCTGGTTGTTGGTGTCTTGTGTCGTGTTCATCGTGTCCTTTCTGTCCGCGCGTGGCGGTCAAGTTAGCTGGCCGTTAGAACCAATGCCACAACTTTAGCACCCTTAAGCCACAAGTCAAGCGCAATCTTAAGCGCATTGAACTACTGTCTTAAGCATGCTACAGTCTGCACATGAAAAAATCCGAAGCAATCGCACTCTTTAGCAACCAGGCAGGGCTAGCTCGCGCCTGTGAAATCACTGACGCAGCAGTCTCCATGTGGCCCGAGGACTTGACCAAAGAGATGCGCGACCGCGTGCAAGCTGCACTGTACCGCCGCGAACGAAGCGAGGTGCAAGACCTGCCGCGTAAGAAGAAGAGCAAGCGTGACGAAGCGAACGACTAGGGTTTGTCTCTATGTCCTGATCGCTCTTGGTTCACTATATTTGTGCCTTGAGTTTCCGCCGTCTATACCGGCGGTTTTGATTGGGTGGTTATTGTCACTGGGGGATTGATGGAAAAACGCAAAACAAGAGCGCCGCATGGTTTTGCCGGTTATGCAAACGTTATTCGGTTTCTGTTTGATGAGCCAAAAACCTGCACGCAGATTGCCGAGCATTTCGGTATTACTAAAGCAAGTGCTCAAGCCATGATGCGCCAGTGTGTCACTGCAAAGATTGTTCACGTTGCAGACTGGCACAAGAATCCTGGCGAGCGTGGTTTGTGGGTTGCCATGTACAAATATGGCGAAGGACAAGAGGCAGCTTATCCAGGCAAGAAGCGCCCGGTTAAGCATGAGCGGAAGAATAATATCCGCCCTAACCTTTTGGCCGTGCGTCATATATTGACGGCTCTAGAGCATCCAATCTCAATGAAAGGTTTGATTGAGATTACTGGGTGTGGTTATGGAGCTATTCACGGGATGGTTACTCAACTGCGCAAGCGTGGCATTTGCCGGATTGCTGAGTATGTTCCTCGCCTCGGGCATGCTGGTTGCCCCGAACGATTGTTCGTTCTCGGTCGTGGCCCTGATGCAAAGAAGCCTCCACGCATGTGCGAGAAGGACCGTGCGAAACGTCGCTACTGGGCCAAGAAAGCCCGCATGGAACAGCAAGCCATGATTATGGCAACTGCTGGCAATGATTCGATTTGGAGTAATGCAGCATGAAAATTGACGCACCAGACCTGTCAGTAATTGACGAAGCAATTGATCGCATCGCTTCTGGAAAAAATACTTATTCTTGCCTTGCCCTTGAATCGGCAGCAATGGCACGAAAGACAGGTTATGCCGATGCAAAGAAATACATACGGCAATATTGCATGGTAATTTGCGGCGTAGACAATAGTCATGAACCATATTGGTGGGATATGGCAAGTTCACGTGAAGAGTTAAAAAAAGCACGAATCCAAGCTTTGCTCAAATTCCGACAAGCGTGCATAGACGCAGCAAAGAAAGAATCAGCATGAGCCAGTCAGCATTTACCTGCGTTCATCCCATGGTAGCCCGCAATCCCGTGGCCCGTGCTATCGAGCGAGCAAACATGCGTAAATGGCTCACAAGCATTCAGGCCGAGATGTACCTGTGCAAGACGGCGAAGACGCTGCTAGCCTCATCCAAGCCGCCTGCGAGACCATTGCCGTAGCATCCAAGACCCTCGAAGGCTGGGCAGACGATGGCGGTCTAGGCGATGTTTTCATCGATGCCATCAGCAAACTAGACGACATGGCCCGAGCTGGGCTTGTGTGGCACAAAGAGCGCACTGAGCTAGTGGCCGATGCTACAGACTATGCATGTCAGGTCTTGTGCGGGATGACTGCTCAGGACAAACAGAAGGCTTGGGCCTGGGCTCAGGCAGTACAAAAGCAGGCTGAAGTCTGTTAAAATCACACCTGCAATCGCAATGATTGCAACCGAGCTAGCTGTGAATCTTGGCCGACAAGCAGCTAGTACATCGTCACAGGCTTTCTGTTCACTGGCGAGGGGGTTGTGAGAAATCACACCCGCTGAACCTGTGGGCGGGGGCCCAAGAGCCCCCTCACCAGTGGGCAGGAAGGTTGTTTCCTATGGCAATTTCAGCCGCAAAACGCGCTCGCGTTTATGCAAGGGATCGTTTCATTTGCCAATATTGTGGGAATTGCCCAGATTTGTCTGAGCTGACAATAGACCACGTTATCTCAAAGATAAGCGGCGGTCGCAATGGCGATGACAACCTAAAAACATGTTGCAGGACATGCAACATAACAAAAGGAAAGCGGCCAATTGAATGGCTGCGAAAGCACTTTTCCATTGCATCAAGCAAATATGCAGGGCTAATGAGCGTGCAGCAGTGGGATGCTCTAGTTAATGCTGGCGCTGAATTTGGCGAAATCCATCGCTATGTCTTTTGGTTTGAGCGCATGGAGGCTGGCAAATGATCCACTCGTTTGACGTTGATATCGCCACTGAACACGGCGTCGAGTGCGCCATCATGCTGGCGAACATTGAGTTCTGGGTAGCCAAGAACAAGGCTAACCGCAAGCACTTCCACAAGGGACGGTACTGGACCTACAACAGCATCAAGGCATGGGCAGAGCTGTTTCCGTACTGGAGTTCTGACAAGGTGCGAAGGGTTCTAGAAAGGCTAGAAGAGCGCGGTCTTGTCGTCTCCGACAACTTCAATTCTTCTGGCTATGACCGCACAAAGTGGTACACGTTGTCTTGTGATTCTTGCCAAATCGATTTGGCAAATTTGCCAAATGGAAGTGGCGAATCTGCCAAATCACTAATAAGAACAGATAGTAAACCAGATACAAAAAGCGCAACCAAAGACCGAGCCACCTCCGGTGACTCTGAGCAGTACGAAGAGAGCTTTCTAGAGTTCTGGAAAAACTGGCCTACTAACAAGCGCAAAGGCTCTAAGCCTCAATGTGGAGCGTTCTGGAAGAGGAAGAAGCTACATCTCAAGACAAAACAAATTCTTGAGCATGTGAACCTGATGAAGAATAGCCACGACTGGACGAAGGACAACGGACAGTACATGCCAGCACCACTAACCTACCTTCACCAGATGCGCTGGGAAGGTGCCGAACCTACTCAAGACCAAAAAGAGAACAAGTGGGCTGGTGCGATATGAACGGACTGGACTGGCTCAAGAAGGTGCGTAAGAAACGGCTAAAACCGCCCTACGTTTCGATTTCAGACCGACACTATGACGAGACCTTCACCCCGGAATATTTAGAGCCTACAAACGGCGATTGTCCGAGCACTGGGGATTGGCGGATCTTCTACGGACTGTTCGTGGTAGTTGACTCTCAAGACCCTGCATTTGTAGAGAAGTGGGCAAGAGCAGTCTTGAAGGCTAAAGCCGACACAGTGCTAGGGATGGTCTGGAAGATCGACAAGCACGGCGACATTCACGCAAAACACACAACCTACAGACTCTACGGAATAGACCAATGAACCTTATTCCTGACACGATCAATTGGGCGGACTACGAGAAGGAAACCGAAGAGGCTGCAAAGATCAGACCGGCCTCGGATTTCCTGGATGTGATGATTGCCCAGGTAGGAGAACCGGAGGAATCAGAGCCTAAGTGCTATCTGCCTTGGGACAAGACTCATGAATACTTTGCTTTCCGTCAGGGCGAAGTGACGCTATGGGCTGGCGTGAACGGACACGGCAAATCGCTAGTGACCGGCATGGCTTCTGTCTCTATGATTGTTCAAAACGAGAAAGTCTGTATTGCCTCGTTTGAAATGAAGCCGCGCAAGACCCTGCGACGGATGGCTACTCAATTCATGGGCCAGTCAACCACGCCCCACCATCCAGACGAAATCCCGCTTGTCCGGGAGGTTCTAGACCAGTTCCGGGGGCTCTGCACTGATCGGCTGTGGGTCTATGACCAGCAAGGCACAGTGACTCCTGAGCGAGTGATAGCAGTTACACGCTACTGCTTCAAAGAGCTAGGCATCAAGCACATGTTCATCGACTCGCTTATGAAGTGTGTCAAGGGGGAGGACGACTACAACGGCCAGAAAGCTCTGCTGGATGAGCTGTGTGCATTGGCACGGGATCACTCGGCACACATTCACCTTGTTCACCATCTGCGCAAGAGTGGCAAGGAAACCGACCAGCCGGACAAGAACGATGTGAAAGGTTCCGGTTCGATCACCGACCAAGTGGACAACCTTCTATTGGTTTGGCGCAACAAGCAGAAGGAAATGGACTACGGAACCGGCAAGCAGGTAGATCCTCTAGACCCTGATGTGATCCTGTTCTGCCGCAAACAACGGAACGGAACCGGATGGGAGGGCGCAATCAAGCTCTACTTCAACTCTCGGTCAATGCAGTACACGGCGAACCCTGGCTACAACATCGATCTTTTTTCGTGGCCTCACAGAGAGACACAAGGGTAAACCCTAACGCCACCAAAGACTAAGCAAGCTAAACTTTACAGACCACAACAAGGAGAGATATGGACTATCAATCATTTGTCCAAGCCAAGCGCCGCCGCGAGATTCCTACGGGCCACAATCCTGGCGAGCTTAACGAAAACCTGTTCGACTTTCAGCATGCGATTGTTAGCTGGGCCGTCCGTCGCGGGCGTGCTGCGATCTTTGCTGATACCGGACTCGGCAAGACCTTGATGCAGCTTTCCTGGGCTGATGAGGTTCACTCTCACACTGGCGGCAAGGTTCTTGTTCTTGCTCCGCTGGCCGTGAGTGAACAAACCATCGAACAGGGATTGACATTTGGCATTGAAGTGAAGCGAGTCCCGCAAGGGTGCGACATTCCTGGCCCTGGCGTCTGGATCACGAACTATGAGCGGATGGACTCGATCAATTTCGATGACCTGACCGGCCTTGTGCTGGATGAGTCCTCAATCCTCAAGGCTCATGACGGAAAGACACGACAGGCCATCATTGACGCCGCTCAGTCGATCCCGTATCGCCTTAGCTGCACAGCCACTCCTAGCCCTAACGATTTCGACGAGCTTGGGAATCAATGCGAATTCTTGGGCGTGATGACCCGCACGGAAATGCTTGCCACGTATTTCGTGAACGACACGGGAGACACGGGAACATGGATTCTCAAGGGTTGGGGAAAGTCTCGATTCTGGGAATGGATGGGTTCTTGGGCTGTTGTCGTCCGCAATCCGTCTGATATTGGATTTGATGGCTCACGCTATGAGCTGCCGGGATTGGAGTATGTCGAGCACGTAATCGAAACAGACGCAACGCCTGATGGCGAGTTGTTCGCCCGTCCTGCTCAATCTTTGGCTGAACGACGCAAGGCACAGCGCGACAGCTTGGAAGCCCGATGCAAGGCACTTGCCGAGCTGGTGAACTCTCAACCCGATGAACCGTGGCTGATTTGGTGCCATCTGAATGATGAAGCCGATTTGCTGCAATCGCTGATTCCCGGATCAGTGAACGTGCAAGGATCTGATGCGCCGGAAACCAAGGCAAAGAATCTGCTCGGTTTCGCTCATGGCGATGTGCGAGTCTTGATTAGCAAGCCAAAGATCGCCGGGTATGGAATGAATTGGCAACACTGCGCCCGCATGGCTTTTGTTGGCCTAGATGACTCATTTGAGAAGTTCTATCAAGCTGTCCGCCGTTGCTTCAGATTCGGCCAGAAGCGCAAGGTGATCGTGCATCTGTTCACTGCCGAGAATGAAGGCCAGATTCTGCGCAACCTCAAGCGCAAGGAAGAACAACATCACGAAATGAGCGCCAACATGGTTGGCCACATGAAAGACATTATGAACAACGAATTGAAAGGGGTTGAGAACGTGGTAGACGAATACAAAGAGGATGTTTACAAGGGTGACGGTTTTACGGTCTATCTGGGTGACTGTGTAAAACATGCATCCAAGTTCGAGGCAGACAGCATTGATTACTCGATCTTCTCGCCGCCGTTTGCTGATCTGTTTGTGTACTCCAATTCAGACCATGACATGGGTAACTGCCGCGACGATGCCGAGTTCGCTGCACAGTTCCGATTCTTGGTGAAGGAGCTGTATCGAGTCCTCAAGCCTGGGCGCAATGTCTCTTTCCATTGCATGAACCTGCCAACAACCAAGATGCGCCAAGGTTTCATTGGGATTCGTGACTTCCGAGGCGACCTGATCCGCACGTTCCAAGACGAGGGATTTATCTATCACTCCGAAGTGTGCATCTGGAAAGACCCAGTTGTTGCAATGCAGCGAACAAAAGCACTCGGACTTCTGCACAAGACTATCCGCGAGAATTCCACGATGACCCGCATGGGCCTGCCTGACTATGTGGTGACGATGCGCAAGCCGGGAGACTGCGAAGAGCGTGTAACTCACGACGGGATCAACGATCTGCCGGTAGACCTGTGGCAGAAATACGCAAGTCCGGTCTGGTTTGACATTGACCAGGGTCGCACACTGAACAAGATGCCAGCCCGCGATGAGAACGACCAAAAGCACATGTGCCCGCTTCAGCTTGATGTGATCGAGCGATGCATTCACTTGTGGACGAACAAGGGGGATCTGGTGTTTAGTCCGTTTACCGGGATCGGATCGGAGGGCTATACGTCTGTTCGCATGGGCCGTCGATTCGTCGGGACTGAACTCAAGCCCCAATACTGGGAGCTTGCTTGCCAGAACATCGAGGATGCATCCAAGGAACAACAGGGCTTGTTTGCTGGTCTGTGATCTAGGGTAAACCCCGATACAAAAGCCGCACCAAGACGGCTAGGATTGATCCATCAACAAGGAGAGAGTATGAGCACTCAACACAAAGCGCTGGAGCTGGCCGAGGAGATCGACAGCAAGGAATGGTTTTCGTGCGCCGAAGCGGCAGACACGATCCGCGCCCAGCACACACTGATTGTGCAGATGCGCGAGGCGCTTGGTAAATGCCGGTTCGACTCTCTGAACATGAGCGTCAAGCATTGGAATGAAGTTTGTGCTGCCGCAATCGTCGCAGACAAGTACCTGGGAGAGAAGGGATGAGCACTCAACACAAGGCGCCGGAGCTGGCTGAGCGCGGTAAAGATCGAGGTACTGGCAGGAAAACCATGCAACTTGGGCAAAAGGTCTGCGCGAATGCCCATCTCGTGCGCAAGACCATCATCAATCCGGGTCATGGTTGGGGCTTCGCCGGGAAGGAGTGGCAGCGATCGGTCTACCCGGCGCCCAGAGTAGGCATCCTCGTTGGCCTGCGCACGGTAACAAACGGCCTCCGCGTCAACCTCGGCGAAGATGGTATCGCCTACAAGGCGACGTCTCACCAGCGCGTCGCCGTCGTGGCGTTCGACCTGCGGCAGGCGCCCAAGCTGGTCCAGTTCGGCGACCTGACTTTCTAATTTCCTGGAACTGCACATGACCACTCAAGACAAGCTGGCGCAGGCGCTGCGCGACATGGTCGAGGCGTCACAAGGCAAGTTTGGCGACTTGGTTTTTATGGCCAAGGCGTCCCAAGATGCCGCTGAAGCCCTCGCCGAGCACGAAGCCCAGGTGCAGGCGGCGCCGGAAAACCATTTTGCTGGAGTTAGCAATATGGTCCCGGATGGCTATCGGCTGGTGCCCGTGGACCCGACTGATGCAATGCGCATCGCTGGTGGGATTGCGCTTGAGTCGTCGCCAGCTCATGACGTGATCGGGCCGCTTGTTGATGCATGGGCCGCCATGCTCGCCGCAGCACCACAGCCCGAGGCTGCACAAGACGACTGGCGCACCCCGACGACGCTCTTGCAGCGCATGTCGGACGCGGTGGCCCTGCTGTGCGGCGGCAAGCGCCCGAGCAACGCCATGGTGCAGGGCTGGCTCGACAACACGAGCGAGGAGCTGCAGAACTTCGCAGCATCCCACGGCCCGGCCTGGGCGCAGGGCATTGGACTGCTCGACGCGGCGCGGGTGATGGCAGATCAGCCAGTCGAAGGGGTTGATCACGAAATGGCACCACAGCCCGAGGCGGTGCAGCAGGTAGGGCGGCATATCGACAAACAGGCGGAGTTTGAGGCGTGGCTTGAGAACTACCCGATCCAGATCATCGAAGATGACTATGAACTGTGCTTCGATGCTTTTATGGCGGGTTTGGCCGCCCAGCAGGCCGAGCGCGCCAACGGCATCGGAAAGGATAAGTCATGATGTGCATACCACGCATGTGGATCGTTGACACTGGAGATAAGCGGTGCGGTCCTGTTGTTGTTTTTTACTGTCAATCAGAGGCATCCAAGCTGGCAGAAGAGACGGGTGGAAAAGTTCTTGAGCTTGTCCCCAAGCAGGCCGAGCGCGAGCCGCTGACGGATGAGCAGATCGACGCCATTGCGAACAGCATCCTCACTGCTGACCCTGTGCAATGGTGGCGGCGGATCGCCCGTGGTGTCCAGGAAGCCCTGGCTGAGAAGTGGGGCGTGAAGCTACAAGCCCACGGCATCGGGAAGGATCAATCATGAGCCACAACGACATGGACGATATGGCCCAATTTGCAACGGAAAACGCAACCATGCTCAAAACATACGACCGACCACGCACTGCCCCACAGGGCCGAGAAGAGCAGGGATGGGTCGCCCCTGCTGAAGCATGCACCGAGTTCTTGGAAGACCAAACAGACAGCGCAGACGGTGAAGTTTTCCCCTATCTCGCGTTGATGTTGGGCGTTTTTATCGCGCTAGCTGGCTTTGCTTTCAAGATGTTCTAGGGTTTTCCCTAGTGCAATGAGGCTTAAGCTAGGCTAAGATTGATGCACTCAACAAGGAGAGAGCATGTTCCGCTTCATCACTCAAACGCCGCTCGGCATTCTGCTGTTTGTCCTGGCAATGTTTCTGCTCGGTGCAGCAATTGACAAGGGTATTGAATATCTGATGGTGTCGCAATGAAACTCCGCGAAGCACTGATCCAACAGGCGCCAAGCCTTGCATTGCAGCGTGCTGCGTCAGATGAGATTGCGCGAATGGATGCACTACTAGATGCGTGCCGGTCGGCCCTCATGTATTGCGACAGGGACTGCGATTACGAATTGATTGATCGGATTGATGCAATTGCAAACAACCACATGGAGAGCAAGTAATGAGCAAGCACACACCGGGGCCGTGGCGTTGGGGCGAGTTCAGCGACAGGCGTTTCTACGTGTCGCAGGAGGATGGTGCGCCATACACGCCGCACTACTCAGACGTCGCAACCCTGATTGCCGAGACGGTCAGCGATGAGCGCCGGTCTATCCAGCGAGCAAACGCCCGCCTGATCGCCGCCGCTCCATGCCTGCTGGAGGCGTTGAAAGACGTTCTGGCCCGCATCCAGAACAGTGGAGAGTGGTGGATGGATGAGCCAACCCGAGGCGGATTTGATGTAGAAAAGATTTGCGCAGCCATCGCCAAAGCAACAGGAGAGAACCAATGAGCAAGCCCACCAAGCGCCAGCAAGCCCAAAAGCTCATGGAGCTTGTCTCCTACCGCGAGCGGCTGCGCGAAACGCTGAACGACCAGCGCCGACATTTGGCAGCGGTTGACCGTGAAATCCGCCGACTGGTGACAAAGTGAAAGCTACTAAACGAGCAAAAAGAATTGCAAAGCGTCTTGAAGAACTTAATTGGACTGTTTTTTCTGGAGAGCGCACCTGCAAATCATGCGGTCGTCACGAATACAGCTCGGGCGCCGTGTTCTGTTCAATGTGCGCGGCCGCTCTACCAGATAAACTAGATAGCAGCCAAAAAATTTTGGCAGAACTTGAAGACGCAATCTCCTACGCATTGGGAGAACAAAAGTGAAGTCTCTGCTATTCCGAATCCGTCATCTGC